ACAAATGCANNCTCGTCGCAGTATAGTAACGAGATTGACATACCACGTCCTGTGTTGCCTGTTGTTGTTTGACTTACAATACGACTTCCATTTTCAAACTCTATACTGCCTTTGTTGTAACTTGTAACACCTGCTCTAATATGATCCGGACAAGTTTCATACACAAATCTTATTCGAGACATAATCTCTTGCGCACCTGTGTATTTGTGTGCAGCAATAAGAATAGTTTGATCTGGATTAAACATTGCAAACCATGCCAAATAGATTGCAGCACAAGTGGTTTTGCCAGTTTGTCTAGGCATCATGTTTATGTTAAATCTAAAACTGTGATAACTATCCATTAATCCTAACTGATATTCATAAGGATCAAATAATAGTTTGCCTTTGGTTGGGTGTTGTATGTATGCAAACTTGCGAGAAAAATGCAAGTAGCCTGTATCAGGATCCATGCAAGCTAGAAGATCTTCAACTTGTTCTTCGGTAAATGTTTCTTTTCTATTCGCCTTTTTGATTAAGACGCCGTCTAATGATGCTGCCATACAATATTTATTCAAAAAAATAGCGCCCGGAGGCGCTATTGAGTTGGGGGAATATTTTGTTAATCTTCTTCTTTTGCTTTTTTCATCAGCATTTTTACAATCTCTGGAGTTAAAGATGATTTCTTGACAACGTCTCCCATGTTGTTAGCAGCAAATCCGCTGCCACCAAACTCAGCCAATACCTCGCCAAGTCTTGAAAGTGCATTTGCCATCATCAAACTAGTATCATCAGTTCCTGACATATTTGAACTCATGTCCATCATTTTGCGTCCAAGATTGTTAATATCTTTGTGCTTGTTTTCAAAGTTACTAGGCACATCATACTCTGCTACTTCTTCGTCATCAGCGCCAACTTCTGGATCGTTATCATCTTTGTCTGCCCACGGTGGAACACCGTCGCCGTCATTGTCTGGTTTTTTATTAGATTTTTTTTCAGCAAGTGCTTTTGTAAGCATTGCATGAATACTTTCTTTAGTATTCATTGGATTATCGCCGCCTGCTGTAGCTGGGTGAGATCCTTTTTCTTTGTGCAAATCGTCACCACTTGGAATCATGTCACTTACATCGCCTGCATTTGATCTCATATATTCATCATCAGGTTCTGTAGTAACATCACCAAAGTCACCATCATAATCTTCTTCTTCTTTTGAAATCATTTTGATAGTATCTGACATAGATGGCTCTTCAGGTCCTTTTGAACCGCAACCGCCCATTGGCTGGCTTGGTCCGTGCATCTTACCGCATATTGGGCAAGGCTTAGGTCCTGGATTGATATCGTCATCGCCAACTACTTTAGCATCTGATCCTGCAAGTTGCATGATGCGGAGTAGTTCTGAAACTTCCGAAGCACTCTCGCCATTTACACTAATATTCATATTAGCTTCGTTTACTTTTTTCATATTAGTCTCCTGACTGTTCTTTACGAGCTGTCTCTAGTTCTTTTAGTAGGTTCATTACTCTATCTTCACCAACTGATTCCTGTGCGCTTTCGCCTTCTAGTTCTTCAACTGTTAGCTTTGCAACATATACATCAGATGAAGTTTCTTCTTGATATAACTCTTGTGGCTCATTTGGATTACGTACAATAATATGACTTTGTTTAACACCGCAACACTGTCCAATATACTCTTGTAGTACTTGTACTGTTGTTGGATATGTACAAGTTATTTCAAAGTATGTAGCTTCGCAGTTTTCTAACTGTGGGAAATCTAGTGGACGTTCTTGTATCGGTGTTTTTTTACCAGCTGCAATATTAGAGCATCCGTATTTTTGTAAACTGGTTTCAAGCATATCTTCAAAGTTTTCAGGTAGCTCTCCAGCTACACCAATCTTAAATTCATATGTCTTTTTACTTTCAGTTAAATAATCAGCAAAGTTTTTCATTATTGTGTCCTACGTTATGTTACTATTTATCATTGTTCATGCCTTTTAACTTCTCTAAAAGACTATTACGATCAGAGACAACATAACCTTCGCCGTTGACTATGGCGCCGTCGCCTGGGCTATTGTCTCTATCCATTTTTTCTTTTTTAAGTTGCAGGTCAATCATTTTTAGTTTTTTGTCCATCTTTGCAACTTTAGCATCTAAACTAGTTTTAAGCATGCCGCCTGCTACTTCAAATACTCTACTTGCATAACGTGATTCTACGTTCATGCCTAGATCCATTAAATCGTCGTATGCTTCGAGTGCCCGCTTTGCAATGTCTTCAAGTTCGTCGTCTGCTTTTTGTCCAAGACCTTTAACTGCTGGTAATGCACTTGCAATCTTGTCAAACTCTGCTATGTCTCTAAAAGTATCTTCTTGCTGTACAACAGCTTGCTTTTGTGCTTCTTGTTTGATATCTTCGTTGTCTGGAAGATTCAACATTTCTTCAAGTTTTTTTGTCATAATAACACCTATAATATGCTACTATTATTTATCTACGTTTGCCCTGATGGAAAATATCTCCTTCGTTAACAACTCTAAATATCATTCCTTTTTGTTTACAATAAGCTCTAGCAGCACCCCACTTGGCTTGATTGACTACATAATGCAACTTGTTTACTTTACTATTTCCTAGTTGCTCTTTAAATGTGTGATTTGCTGGCTTAACTTCTATAAGTTCAACATGTTGTTTGCCAGTACGATCATTGTATACTAAAAAGAAGTCTGGAACATATATAGTATATTTTCCACTTAGTGGATTTCTATAAGGAATACGAACTGCTTCACTTGCCCACTTTGTTATATTTTCATTTGTATCACACATACGCATAAAAGCAAACTCCCAACTACTTCGATAAGTAGGAGTTCTACCGCCTATGTATTTTTCAGGGTTTTTTAATGTATACTTGCCTTGTGCAAAACGTGACATTATAATATAACATTTCTATTTTCGTATGTTACAACTTGGTAATCAGATGTGTAGCCAAGAGCACTTACTTTACTTCTGTTGTTATTTAAAATAGCAGCCACTAGCTGACTGAGTTTTACTTCTTCTAATCCTTTTAAACTATCTAATAATTCAAATATATTTTTATTTTCAGATTTAGCTTGTTGTAACAGCACTGTAGTTACTGCAATAGCTGCACTTTCATCAAACTTTCTTTTTTTAAAAAATCCCAACATACTATCAACTTCGTTGCTTGTGATTGATATTGATTTTGAAAAGTATCTATCAAAAAATGATTTTACTTCTGTTGCGCTATCTGTTGATTTATTAATACTTTTATCAGTTATACTACTCATTTAACCACCTATAATATTTTCAAGAATGCTGGTAAATGCTGCACCTTGTAATGTTGGATCTACTCTGTAGTTATCAACTACCGCTTGTTGCAGTTGAGATTGCTGAGTTGTGTTCAAGTTATCAAACAACTGTACATTATTATTAAACGAGTTTGCCGATCCTTTTGCTATCGAATAGTTTCGAAGTGCATTTCTAGCCAAGTCTCTTTGCTTGATGGTGCTATTTTTCAACTCTCTTTCAGATATTGTTGGTTCTAACGCTGCATCAAGAAATGCTGTAGTTATAGCTGTTTGAGTTGAGTTTGTTGGAAAAAATGTATTGTTGTTAAACGGAACTCTATTATTTGTTGTAACTGGAGTAGTCGAAAATGTCGATCTTAGATTGCGTTGTTGTTCACTATTAAAATCAGTTAGTCCTATTGCTTCTAAAAATATATCAGTGAATACTTTTTTCCAACCTTCATCTACTCCGGTTGTATTGGTATCTGTTGATCCTGTACTAATATATGGACTAGGTGATCTATCATAGTGTGCATTGTCTGCAAACCCTGCTGGCTGATCCAATCCTGTATATCCTCTATCATACAGCACAGTTTCATAATCAACACGCATGGTGTTTTTCATTATGCCTGAAGCATCTGTTTGATCTACTCTATCATGCTGCCATTCTCCTATAAGAGGATTTACAAGTGTAAAACTAGTAAAATGACTATCAGCATTTTGATGATGAAGTTGGTGTATAGTTATGCTGTTAAAAAATGGATATGTTTTGCCTGCTCTGTTAAAACCATGTCTATAAGTATTTTGAGGTTCGCTATCATATAATCCAGTTTGATATGCACGTGGACGAGTTCCTTGATCAGCATAGTTGCCGTCTTCATAATAATATCTATAGTAGGCTTCCCATAGCAGTGTTGTTAGGCCTGCTGCATCGTCATGAAATTCAATATTAACAGGATTGTAGTTTATTCTTGTTTGAACTACTTTTTTTCTATTGTATTGATTCATAGTTTCTGTATTAACAGTATATGTTGGCAAGTCAGCAGCTGATGCTAGTATATTAAACTCTCGTTTGTTTAATAAGTTGCTAATATTGTTACCAAGTGATTGTAACGCTATTGGATTTACATCTATTACAACATGATATAGGAATTTAACTTTAGGCGCTAATCTAAAGTTATTGCGTCGATACAAGTTTGAAGCATGAGTAAAATCACCCATTATACCTTTGTTGGTATCAAAATTGCTAAAGTTATCAAAGTTTCTATTTAACGGCATAAAGTATTTATCTTATATTTAAACAGCGCACATAACAAATAAGGAGCCCATTGGGCTCCTTAGAAGTCAAGCAATCTCTTAAATGTTATTAAAGAGCGGCAGCGCCTGTGGCACCTGTGCCTGTTTCAGTATTTCGATCTTGGAAGTTATTAGGAGTTCCAACACCTACGTTAAGTTGTACAGCGTTGTCATATTGAATATTAAGAGCTACTGTCATTGCATCGTTTGCTGAGTAACTCATTGATCCATAGTCAACACTTGTTAAATAGCAACCATACAATTCCCAAGTTTCGAGCACAGCTGGAGTATTAGCGCCGTTACCACCGTCTAGTACTTCAATGCGTTGTGTAAACTTGTAGTCTTGTCCTGTAGCAGCACTAGACTGTTCAAAGAAATCAAACTGCTTCTGTAGTTGCTCGCCTACTGAACGTTGTACGTTTCCATTAACATCGTCACGTAAATTCATTGTAACTGCTTGCCATTCGTGCTTGCCGGCCATATAAATTTTACTGTTGTAAACATCAATCGGTATTTGTTGGAATGATATATTTGGACGGGTTGCATCAATAACCTGTTTTGTTAATTCAGTTGTGTTGCCGGTAATACCGAAGTTTTCCAATGTTACACGGAAACGGTATTGTAGTTTCGGCATTAGCAGACCCTGACTGCTTGCACTAGTATCGTTTGCTAACGGTACTGTTAAATTTAATAGAGTTGAGATTGCCATCTATGTTTCTCCTTATCACATGTATTTATCATTTGTAGGGGGATTTTATTTTCCCCCTACTTTAATGACTTATAACCCTGCGATTTCTCCTGTGTTTTTGATACG